ATCTTCTTTCTGGTCTTGTTGCTTATTCTTTCATACCTAAAAAACCTTCTTTACACCTTGATCATGCTATTTCCCTTGCTTGACTATCCATCGAGCTCACGTTCATTAATAAACTAAGCCGCTTATCTAGCGACTCTATTGATATCTTATTTTGTTGTTTTGTTACTCTTAATTTTTCTAAAACCCTATTCGTGACGGCCATTCGACTAAAAATTAGACTTTCAAGTTCTATATTTTCGTCTTCAAAAAGAATTTTATCTGCAAAGCCAAGTTCGACTGCTTTGCGCGAATTAAGCCAAGTTTCTGCAGTCATCATGTTTGAAATTTTGTTTCTTGAGAGCCCAGTTTTTGTTACGTACGCATTTATGATCGCCTCCTTTATTTCGGCTAACATCGTAATTGCTTTTTGCATTTCCTCTGAATCGCCGATTGCGACTGTGCTTGGATCATGCAACATCAATAAACTGACAGGCGACATAAGTACTTCATCACCTGCCATTGCGATTACCGATGCTGCACTAGCAGCCAGTCCGTCGATTTTAATAGTCACTTTTCCGTCATAATCTCGGAGCATGTTATAGACTTGCGAAGCAGCAAAAACATCACCGCCCGGGCTATGAAGCCAAACCGTTATGTCACCACTGCCAGATTCAAGTTCAGCTTTGAATTGCTTTGGAGAAATTTCGTCTTGAAACCAAGTTTCTTCGGCGATTACACCCTCGATTCTCAATACTCTTTCGTTTTCTTCTTTTGAAAAATTCCAAAATCTGTTAATTTGCTTTTTCATTGATTTTACCTCCTCCATTGTTATATTTCTGAGTCCAAACACCTGTATTTTCGAGTTTTGTCATATTTCCATTAATGTAGTGATCATTTCCACCTTTTTCATCTGGAACAAGATCCAAGTTCTCGAGTCTACGCACATCATTCACTGAAAGAAAACCATTTTGAATCCCGGTTGCATAGCCTTTCATCCGACTTTCATAGTCGCCTCTAAGTAATCCATCAACATTAAATTTAACGAAATATTCAAGTTTTTCGCTTTGACTCAATAGCGACTTTTGAATTGCCTGTTCCCAACGCACAACCCAAGGATCTATAGTATATTTAACGAATTCTAAACTTTGGTTTTCTATATTTGAAAACGTTGCTCGTTCCAGATCGCCAACCATATGAGGTGGAACCCTAAAAATACGGCAAATTTCGTTGATTTGAAACTTGCGAGTCTCTAAAAACTGAGCTTCGTTTGGGCTAATTCCAATTGGATGGTACTGCATATTTTCTTCTAAGATAGCCACTTGATGCGAATTTTGGCTACCTTTGAAAAGATAATTCCAGCTCTCCCTGATTTTATCTGGATTTTTAATTACTCCAGGATGAGATAAAATTCCACCAGGTCTTGCTCCGTTTGCGAAGAACTTTGCTCCGTACTCTTCGATAGACATAGCCATTCCAATTGCATTTCTAGCCATAGTAATTGGTGAATATCCAATCAAACCATCATAGCCAAGGCCTGGAATATGCAGCACTTCAGATGATTTTAGGCAATATTGATTCCCACTCTGAGCATTTTTGCCCTTAAAACCATCGTCGGGCATTTTTGTATAAGTGTAGTAAATCTGACCATTTGAAGCTCTATTAACCGACATTTGATTTGGCATCAGTGGATAAAGTGCAGTGACTTCGCCCTTTCCATTTCTCAAAATCTGAGCATAGGCATTCCCAAAGAGAAGTAAATGGCTTATTAGTGTCTCACGAAATACAAAACTAGTGGTTTCAGGATTGGGTTCATCGTGTAGAAGTCTATAAAGAGGATGGTTTAAAGCTTTTTCTTTGCCCATATCTGTGTGATTGAATATCTGTAGTGGCAGACTGGCTATAGTTTCTGAAATTACTCGAACACATGCATAAACAGCCGTAACTCTCATGGCTGTATGCTCGTTTACGGATTTGCCACTTATGTTTGTTGCTTCAAAAAATAAGTTTCCAAACGCACTATTTTCTACCTTTGGCCTATCTCGTGATTTGAAAAATCTCTTCAGTAGGTTCAAATTCATCACTTCCTTTAGCTAAAATACTAGTAAAAAAAACACCGTTTGTATCCGGTGCTCTAATCTTGCTAAAATTCTATATGTATTTACTTGCCTCGCGAATGCTTAATGAAGCCATTTTATCTTTATATTTTTCAATAAAATCAGCAACCCATTTAGGATTTGTTTTGCTATATTGGCGCAAACTCCATCCAATTGCTTTATTTATAAAGAACTCGTTACTTCCAAAATTATTTTTTATAATTCTCTCTAATAAATTTGTATCTGTTTTTTCTTTTCGTATCAGCTGATGATCAATTGCAACTCGTCTCAACCAAATGTTTTCATCTAAACTCCATTCAAGTAAAATATTATTAACTTCTGAATATTTAAATGCAATATAACCTATGATTTTATCCAGTACATCTATTGTATCCCACCAAGATTTTGTTGTTATTAGCTTTTTTATTTTCGAAATATCATCAAAATTTAATTTTTCTTTTACAAATTCAAGATAATTTACTGCAACATATTGAAATTCACGTTCTGGCTTTTCATAACACTTGTTTGCAAAATTCCAATCCACACTAGTTTCTTTGCAGAATTTTTTAAAATATTTAGCTGAAATCTGTCTTCTAACCGGAGTTTGAACACCTAGAAATGCAAACTGATTCCTCATGTATTTGCTCATCGGAATAGCGTTTTCAGTATTTTTATTAGCAATCAATTCTTTAAAAAGTTCGTCGTACCACATTTCTATTCCTTTTTTCTTTTTTTTTCAACAATTTTAACACTTAAAATTCAAATAATTAATAATCCACGTTCATTGTAAACACTTTGATTATTATCCCCTTGATGTCTAATAGTACGATCTAGAGCCATTATAGTAGCTACTGCGCCATCAATTCTCTCCGTAGACTTCTCTTTATCTGGCTTTATGTTCCCCGCCGGATCTGTTTTTATAAAAATATTGTCCATCATCCATCTAAGCACAGGATGTCCATTATGAGCTATTTTCTCTTCTAAAACTAACTTCATCAATTCTTTCGTTGGTGGAGACATATCTTTATAACCTTGACCAAACGGCACTACCGTAAATCCCATGTTTTCAAGATTTTGGGTCATTTGAATAGCTCCCCATCTGTCAAAGGCTATTTCTCGTATATTATATTTTTGACCTAAATTCTCTATAAAGCTCTCGATAAAACCGTAATGCACAACATTTCCTTCGGTTGTCTGTAAAAAGCCTTGTTTATGCCAAACATCATATGAAACATGATCACGCTTGATTCTCAATTCCATATTCTCTTCTGGGATCCAGAAATAAGGCAGTATGTGATACTTATCTTCTTCGTCAATTGGCGGAAACACTAATACAAATGCTGTAATATCCAATGTACTCGAAAGATCCAGACCTCCATAACAGATTCTGTTTTTTAAACTATCTTTGTCGACCATAAAAGCACAAGTGTCCCATTTTTGCATCGGCATCCAACGAACACTTTGCTTCACCCACTGACAAAGTCTGAGCTGCCTAAATGAATTTTCTTCAGAAGGATTCTGTTTTGCGCTCTCGCATGCAAGAGCCAAATTTTCTTTTGAAACCGTAATTCCAAGCGAGGGATTGGCCTTTTTCCAGACTTTGGGATCTGTCCAATCGTCGTTTTCATCTGCAGCATAGATTACTGGCAAAAAAGTAGGATCTATTTTACGGCCGTCTCTGATGTCAATAGCCTTTTGATGTAATTCATACCCAATACTGTTTGTATTGTTTCCTGCAGTGGTTATAAATAAATTTAACGGCTGTCGTCTAGCATCAGAAGCGCCATGTGTCATAACTCTAAACATTTCTCTATCTGCAACATGTGTTTCGTCAAATAACACAGCATGTGGATTTATGCCGTGTTTGCTGTATCCTTCACTTGAAAGCACTTGATAAAAACTGTTCATTTCAGGATAAATTATTCGCTTTTGAGATTCTAAAATTTTCAATCTTTTGCTTAGCGCTGGGCTTTGAGCGATCATTGCAACTGCTTCTCTATAAATAAGTGATGCTTGTGATCTATCTGCGGCACAAGAATATATCTCAGCGCCAAACTCTCCATCGGCTATTAAAAGATATAGTGCTATAGCTGCTGCAGTCATTGTTTTGCCTTGTTTTTTGGCTATCTCAACGTAACAACTTCGGAATTGTCTGAAGCCATTTTGATCAACCACACCAAATATTGTTTTTATGAGTTCATTTTGCCATGAGAGCAATTTAAATGGTCTGCCGGCCCATTCGGCTTTAGTATGCTTTAATTGTTCAATAAACATAGTCACAAAACTTGCTTTTTCATTGTCATAGTGTGAAGTTTTAATCATAAACTCTTTTGCCAATTTTGGTGTTTTCATTTTTTAAACCTCCTTTCTCAAAATAAAATAGAACCCTGAAATCAAGATCCTGTCTGAATTATTGTCAAATTTAAGGGTTTACTTGTTGTTATACCTGTTTCATAATTTCATCATATGGAATCATTGTACCATCACGCTCCACAAAAACATCGTTTGAACTGCCTACAGTTTCAATAAATCTCTTTATTGAAGCACCCACATACGCAGGATCAAGTTCAATTGCATAACAGATTCGATCCATTTGATGACATACAATTCCAGTTGAAAAACTTCCTGAAAACGAGTCAAGTACAATTTCATTCGGAGCAGATGAATTCTTAATTGGGTAGGCTATTAGTGGCAACGGTTTTTGAGTACTGTGATAATCCGATTTCTTAGGCCTGGCGAATTCCCAAATTGTAGTTTGCTTACGATCAGAGTACCATTTGTGCTTTGCAGTATTTTTGAATGCATACAGACACGGCTCATGCCTTTGTTGGTAATCATGGCTCCCAAGTACCAATGAATCTTTGACCCAGATGCAAGTTGAAGAGTGATGGAACCCTGAATTCACACATGCATTATAAAAATTGACTTTTTCCGTATCCGAATGAAAGCAATAAAATGCTCCACCATCAACTAGACTTTCATAAATATTCTTGAACGATGAATGTAGGAACTCGTAAAACTGTTCTTTAGGCATATTGTCGTTAAGTATTTTGCCCTTGCTTCCTGAGTAATTCACGTTGTACGGTGCATCTGTTACGCACAAATTTGCCTCTCTACCCTTCATTAATTTTTGCATGTCTTCAAACTTGGTTGCATCTCCGCAAAGCAAACGATGTCTGCCAAGATGCCACAGATCACCAGATTTTACAAATGACTCCTCTTGAATAGCTTTTTCAACATCAAAATCATCTTCCTGGACTTCATTGTTATCCATTTTGGCAAACAAGTCTGCGAGTTCATCAGAATCAAAGCCTGTAAGACTTACATCAAAATTATTAGCTTCGATATCTTTAATCATGCCTAATAACAAATCATTATCCCACTCAGAGAGTTCATTCAGCTTATTATCTAGAATTACATAGGCATCTGCTTTTGCACCTTCGAAATCTAGCTTTATTGTCGGCACTTCTGTTATTCCAAGTTTCTCCGCAGCCTTACACCGAGCATGACCTGCTAAAATCATATTGTCCTTGCTTATTAAAACTGGATTTGTAAAACCGAACTCCTGAATTGATTTTTGAAGTTTATCAATTAAAACATCTGGATGTTTTCGTGGATTCTTTGGATGTGGCTTTAATTCAGATATTTTCATCATTATCATACTTCGCCCTTCCTCGCCGTCAAAAGTTGTTCCATTACATCATCCTGCGGGTTCTTAGTGTTGTAATCTTTGGAACAGTTATCTCTTATAATTTGATAAATCTCCATCCAGAGTCTATTTGTCTGATTCATAAAATTGTGACTCATTCCAACATATGGACTTGGGATTGCAGCACCAGTTGTAGGATGCTTCGATAGAAAGCCATAATCTGTTATTGCTTTTTCACACTGAATCCAGCGTGCTGCACTTTCAGCATAATACTCTAATAATTCTGGCAAAATGATATGAGCACAACCACGTTCTTCAAGCCAATTCCAAGTCTTTTTATAAATATTTTCAGCAACTAGATTTTTACCGTCTTTTTGCAATGCAGATAAAAATTCACTTGGTTTAGGCATGTCTTTACCTTTAAGATTAGCTGTATTTTTAAACTCAATTACTGTTAAAGGTCGCTTTCCAGGATTACCTTCTAATAATTTTTGATTTAATGGTTTCCTTTTTTGACCTGAGCCAAGCCTAATTCCACCTCTATTTGTGCCGTCTTTTGCCATTATCTTTTCCTCACTTTTGTTCTGTTTCCCTATTAGGTGTTTGAAACTGCGAAAATTTGCACAGAGGCCCACACCGCTGTTTTTAATATGGATTGCCAGATATTTGACATCCCCTACCTAGTAGTTACGACAAAAAAACAAGATAAATTTCTATCTTGCTTTTATAATTAAATTTGGTTATAGTTTTTGTGGTATGTGCTATACGCATTCTCCTTTGTTTTGTGTCAAGTCCTCTATTGGTGTGCTTTTTACAATGGAGGACTTTGTTTTGTTTTTTAGCTCTTTTGGGATGGCAAACTTGAGAGATTGTTTCCTTCATCATCATCAGGAAGCGACTTTAGATACTCGTTACCATTTCTCGTAGAAACACCTACACCTTTAATTCCGCCTTGTTTGGCCATTGCCACGCCTTGTTGTTTATCTACAGTTTGACCATTAGACAAATTGTATCCAGTAACTTTGCCACTATGTTTTACAGTAGAAGTTATCTGTTCCGCGTTTGCATTAGGTGTTGGAATATCTTTCATTGCCCTCATTGGCAAATCTGACGTGTTTTTTTCAGGCATATTTATCACCTCAGGTTTAGTTTGTCTTTTTCATACAGACATTATTCTGCGACCCCATCTTTCGCCATTTTTGACACTAATAGATGAGTGACAACTTTTACATAGACTCATGAGATTGTCTAAATCATTTGTTCCACCTTGACTAAGTGGAATTATATGATGGACTTCTTGCATCGAAGTTAGTCTATCGTTTTGTAGACACATCTCACACAACGGATGTGATTTAACAAACCTTTTCCGGATCTTACGCCATCTACTGTTGTAGTGCTTGTTACACTCAGGATCTCGATGATACTTGTTATAGTTATGATTGGTTATCTTTCGATGTTCATCGCAGTACTTATCATGTGTTAGCGATGAACAACCTCTGAAATTACATGGCGTTTTGAATTTTTGCGGCACTGGTTTTTATCTCCTTTACGGCATAAAAGCCCCTGACATCTAGGTCAAGAGCTCATTCAACATAATCTGATATTCTAATTATCTCAGATATTTATAGTGTCTTCAAGTGCATTTTGTGCCTTTTTAGTGTCCAATTTTTTGAAAATCGAATTACAAGTAATTAGGGCTTTATCATGCAATTTATACACGTAACGTACATTGTACTTTAGTACATCTGCAATTTGATCCCAAGTTTGGAAATTTAGATATCTCAGCTCTAGTATAATTTGGTGTTCAGGATTACTTATGTTTTTAATTATGCTGAGTATATCTTGCTTCAGATTTAGTAAATCTTTGATGTCATCGTTTATCTCTGACACTAAATCTACCATTTTGGCTATGTTATTTTCCATTTGTTTAAAGTTCCGTGTAGAACTCTTTGGCATATCTGAAATTGTAAAAGAAGCTTTGGTAGCAAGCTCATGCAGAGATCTCGCCTGTTCAATTTTACTATTGATTCTTTTATCTATGTGATAGGCCTGAGAAAGGTATTCTTTAATATTCATTTAATGATCCTCCGAAGCTTTTTTAAAATTAATTCCCTCGGATTGTCATTGATTGTCATTGATTGACTCTGATTGTCATTGATTGTCATTGATTGTCTTAGATTTTCATATTTGCCTTTACTGCTTCTATCAGCGAAGATTGAGTTTTATCTTTGGTTTTTAATGACTTCATGATTTGCTGATCAATGGTACTCTTGCCGATTATGTGCTGAATGACTACAGTTTTAGAATTCTGACCTTGTCTCCACAAGCGAGCTACAGTTTGCTGATACAACTCCAGACTCCAGGTTAATCCAAACCAAATAAGCACAGAACCTCCTGACTGAAGATTTAATCCGTGGCCTGCAGATGCAGGATGAATTAAACCAACCTGTACATTACCGTCATTCCATTGTTTTATACTTTCAGTACTGTTAAGGGTAGAAAAAGGTATTTTTATCTTGTCTAGTCGTTCGATTATCCTTTTCAGATCGTGCTTGAACCAGTAAGCAACAAGCAGCGGCTTTCCATTTGCGGATTCAATCAAGTCTTCTAAAGCATCTAGCTTTCGATCATGAATTTTGATCACTCTACTACAATTGTCATAAATAGCACCATTGGCCATTTGACACAGCTTTCCGCTTAAAGCTGCAGCATTTGATGCTGTGATCTCTGTACTGTCCATGCTTAAGACCAAATCTTTTTTTAATTTCTTATAACACTTCTTTTCATCATCAGACAAAGTAACCTCATATTCTGTGTTGATTAACCTCGGCATTTGCAGATGATCAGTAGATTTCATTGAAATAGTAATATCCGAAATCTTGTTATAAATCTCATCTTCAGCAAACGGCAACGGTCTATAGCTAAAAATGACCTGACCATTTCTTTTATCTGGTGTGAAATAATTATTTCTGTACTGTCCAATGAATCTTCCCAAACGCTGACCTAAATCAAGAATACGGAATTGTGCCCATAGATCCATGATCCCATTACTGCTCGGTGTTCCAGTCAAACCAACAATGCGTTTTACACGCGGTCTAATCCTCATGAGTGCTTTAAATCTTTTTGATTTATGTGATTTGAAGCTCGACAATTCATCAATTACTATCATATCGAAATCAAAAGTGATTTTACTTTGTTCAACAAGCCACTGGACATTTTCACGATTGATAATATAAATATCCGCTTTTTCACTGAGCACAACTTTGCGCTCAACCTCCGAACCCAGTATTAAAACCGCTTTCAAGTCTTTTAAATGCTCCCATTTCTTTATTTCTTCCGTCCACGTGTATCTAGCCACTCTTATCGGAGCGATAATCAAAACTTTGTGTACCTTGAAACTGTCAAACAAGAGATTATTTAAAGCAGTTAACGTTATTACAGTTTTGCCTAATCCCATATCGAGAAATATGGCAGATATAGGCTTATTTTCAATATAGTTGATTGCGTATTGCTGGTATTCATGCGGTATAAATTTCATTCCATACCATCCCCTATCTCTGTCAAGATACTTTGTATTTGCTCAACATCGTCTAAAACATAGACCTTAAATCCCAATCGTCGTAACATTCCATGCCTTGATGCTTGAAGTGGTCGTGGTTTACATCCCATAGCTTTGACTTCCACAAATGCAATTCTGCCTTTTGGTAAAAGCACGATACGATCTGGCATCCCATCAAATCCGGGACTTATGAACTTTGGTGCTATTCCGTCAAATGCCTTGACTGCCTGAATTAATCTGTTTTCTATTACTTTTTCTAGCATAAATTTCTACCTCTTTATAATGTTTTGTT